AAGATGAGTTTACACCCTCCCCAAGAGCTAAAGAATATTTAAAACAATCAATAAATTTAATAAAAGGTATTTAAAATGGCAAAAAAGATCGGTTCTTCTTCTACATCTACAAAAACAACTTTCGGAAAAAAGACTGTTGGTAAATTAAAAAAGAAATTTGGTCCCAAAGAAGAAAAACCTAAAAAATATAAAGGTCAAGGTAGATAATATGAAGAAGAAAGTTAACAAATGGGTATGTGATTATTGGAAACCTACTCCTAAAAAATGGAGAAAGTGGGGAGATTCTTTATTAGCAGTGTCTTCTGTTCTTGCAATTGGGGGTTTATGGCAGTTTGACAACCTTAAAGAAATATTTACACCCGCAGAAATAAAGGTTATGATAGTATCATCAATAATTTTTGGTGTTATCGGTAAGTTTTTGACTAACTTTTTTAAAGAAAATACTTCTGAAAACGACTAATTTACCCCATATTTACCCCATATTTACCCCATATTTTAACGTAAAAACCCCCAAAATAGGGGGTTTTTTGTGTATATAAAGACAAAAAATAACCTAAAAAAGGTTTTTTTTGGATGTTTTTCCTATTTATTTGTTATTTTTTTAGTAAAATTACTCATTTTTTGGTTCAAATTAATCATTTTATTACCAAAATTACCCATTTGACCGCCAAAATTACCTATATTTCTATAAAAATCCTCTAAATTATTCAAATTTTTCATGTTTTCTATGAAATTTTGTGGATTTTGTATGTTTTTTAACTCTTTAAGTATCAAAAATAACGATTTTCCGTATTTTTTCCACCAAATTACTAATAAAATTGTTAAAAACAGTATAGATATACTAAAAACGAGTAAAGAAATAGATAAAAGTGTCATAATTTATGTGATTTTAGATAAAAATCGGTGTTTTTTTTGTATAAATCAAGAATATGACTTCATAAACCATCTTAAAAGTTCACCTGCAAGTCTATTAAACCTATTTGTTGCGGATGTAACTGTAATTTCTCGATTTTTTTGTTCTAAATCGGTAATTGCAGCTGAAATCATGATATTTCGGACATTTTCCGACATATTTTTAATTTTTTCTATTAATTCTTCATCTTCATCGCCTAAATCCCGTTTCATACGGTATAAATCAAAGTATTTTGTCAAATATTCTTTAGTTTGACCTAAAAATTGACCCGCTTCAAACATATTTACAACACCAAGCTGTCTAATTACCTCTAAAAACTCTAAAACATACTTCAGATCTGATTTTTTAAACAATTTTGACCATTCATGATGTTTAATTATGTCATCTAATTCTGTAAAACGTGATTCTTGTAGGTTTTGCGAGAATCCTGGGTCTAAAATCCAAGAATCTGTGTCAGGAATGAGAGATAATGTGCTAATTACGTTATCATCATCGTCATACCACTCCATATTATACATATAATCAGCTCCACCCCCGAATGGAGGTGCCTGACCAATAGATTTAACTTTACCTTTTGTTCCTGTATCTATATTTTCATCGGGCATATATACTAATATTATTCTATCACCCGCCTTTAACTTAGGATTTTTTTTACTTTTCATACAAATAAATATCTTTTATTTGATTAGTGTCAGAAATCCGTGGTATTCTTTTCTATTGTCGTTTTGTGGAACTTTAAATGTTAATTTCCACGTATAAATTCCATCTTGACACATAAAACCGTTAAAGGTGCCATCCCAACCAAAATATGGATTATTAGATTCCCATATTATCTGACCCCAACGGTTGTAAACTAACAAATTATAGTTATAAAAATCTACTCCTGAGGTTATAATTGGTTTAAAAGTGTTGTTTTTTTCGTCACCATTTGGTGTAAATGCGTTTGGTATGTAAAATATCTCACTTGGACACAATCCTATACTAACAGTAAATGTTTGGGGATCTGATACGCATCCATTATCCCATGTGACTGCTTGAAAATTGAATATTCCGTCCGTATCCCAAGTTAAGTTTAATGTTTGACTTGTAATAGTATCTCCAAAAACATACCATTCATTAGACCCATTACCTAATGAGTTTAAACCAAACACATCGCTAACACTATCCCCTTCACATATTTCATGATATTGATCGTATTCTCCTACAATATCGTTTATAATCGGTGTAATTACGGGTCTTGAATAAACTTGGACTGAAATAGAACTTTCGAACACACAATTAGACTGCGTATAAGTATATGTCACTTGATCTGAACCTATAAAACCAGAATTAGGACAGTATTGTGTATTAAAAACATTGGATCCAAAAAAACTTCCTCCAATCGGTGATGCATTTAAGGTAACACAATCATCATATTCACAAAATGGTCCAATCTGATTAATGATAGGGATTATATCCAAATCAAATATTGTAAAAGTTTGCGGTTGTGATTCACAACCTAATGAATTTACACCAATAACTGATAATGTGTTGTTGTAAAGACCACCATTTACACCTGTAACATCTAAATTTATTTGACTTGTTCCTTGTCCTGAGGATATATTTCCAATCGTTGATGTCCATAAATAACTAAGATTAGAACTTGGATTGGGAACTTCATATAAATTATCGGTAGAGTTGTAACATACGGTGTCTGAACCCAATATTTGATTTATTGTAATGATAGGCGGATCCACTAACGTTGCATTTCCAGTGACTGAGCATCCTAAAGCGTCAACAATAGTGAAAAAATAATTACCTGAACATAAAGTATTAACATTGAAACTATTTGGTAAACCCCCATTCCATGATATTGTTTGTATTCCGTTACCTCCAACAGGCACAACATCTATACTTCCATCACAATATTGATTACAAGTTGGATTTGTTATTGTGACAATTGGTTGTGGTAAACTTGGGGGTCCAGGTTGGACAAACACTGTGTCGGGCCCTAAGTTACCTACTCCACCCATACAACTTGACCATCCCGCATTACAGGTTGGGTAAACAAATTGACATGTATAGTTTGCACCAGCTTGAGGTGGGGTGACAGTAATACTTGGTCCTGTACCAATTGGGTTCGGGTTACCTACTTGATACCAAGTTAAAGTTGGACTAACAATCGGACCTGATGGTGTATACCTTTGAGCGTCATTTGTCACAGTCCAAACCGTTGAGTTTCTACCTGGTACTGTGACTGCGGTTGTTCCTGCTAGATTATGTATACCCTGTACGGCGGTTCCACCTGCCCATTGAGTACAATTAGGTTTACTTTGTATATAATTTTCTATGTAATTAGTGGATTCATAAATTACTATATGGAAAGTCCCAAAATTAGACGTGCAAGAAAACATGGGAACGTTGATCCAACTTACAACTAATTTTCTACAGGGGGCGGTTCCCTGTACTTGATATCTAATTTGTCCCCCTAACCCTGGATGCCAATCTTGCCATGGACTCATTATACAATTTTTAGGAATGTTAACATTTGCACTAGGAATTGGTGTCGAGGTGAAGGTTGTTGGTTGTCCAGCGGTGAAGGAAATCCATCCATTAGACCCTATGTAAAATTGATTGTAAGTGTTTCCAAAAAAACAAAAAGTAAAACCAATATTAAAAGGACCTGCCTGAGAATCATCAGTGAGATTTACAAGAGTTCCTGTATTATTTTGCGGAATATAAGGTATAGAAGTTACGTTATATGATGTAGTTTGATTTGGGTTTACTCCATTTGTGTTGCATTGACTCAAGTCCGCGGTTAAAGTTGTTGAGTTTACTCCACAAGGTAAATATTGATCCGGTCCTAATGATGGACAATATTGTGAATACACAAATAACGGAAATAATAATAAAAATAATAATTGTCTCATACTATAAATACGATTTTGAACGTGTTAAGTTGTTAAAGAATGAAAAGTTATTTAGTGTGTTTGCTAATCTTTAGACTTAGAATCTTTCCATTCGATGTAAATAGTATGTAAAACCATTAGATTAATCAACACACAACTCATCAATTCTAAAATCCAATGCCAATTTACTTGAGTAACACCCATGTGAACCCCAAACCACATAAAAGAACCATATTTATTCATTAAAGTTAAATAAAGATGTTTTAAAAAATCCTTCATATTATATAAATATCATTTTACATAGTCGAGTTTAAGCGTTATCCTTTTTGGAAAATATTTAATTAGTATGAAAAAAGTAGATGTAAACAGCACCGTGACTGTAAATTACACGGGTAAATTAGAAGATGGTTCTGTTTTTGATTCGTCTTTATCTGAAGGGAGAGATCCTTTAACCGCAACTTTGGGTCAAGGTAGTTTGATACCTGGTTTTGAAAAGGGTTTATTGGAAATGAGTGAAGGAGATAAAAAAACAATAAACATTCCATATACCGAAGCATATGGTGATCGTAAAGAGGAGTTAATTGCTGAGGTTCCAAAAGATAGAGTACCTGAAAACATTGAGGAGGGTCAGATGTTGCAAACAATGACACCTCAAGGCCCAATGAATGTAATAGTAAAGGAGGTTAAAGAAAGTAATGTTGTTATTGACGCCAATCACCCATTAGCAGGTAAAAATTTAATATTTGATTTAGAAGTAGTATCAATACAATAATTATTTTATAATGACATTATTGACCGATTCTATATTACAAATATTATGTCAAAAATTAAAGAGGAGGTAAATTTATAAAAAGATTTACCTCCAAAAAAAAAACAAAAAAACCGATAATCTATGATTTTTTACAATTACTTGTTTTTGGAACCATTCCAACAACGGTAATTGTAATTAATGTTTCTCCTAAACGTTTAATTTGATCGTTGTTAATACTTAAGTTACCTAACTCGATACTGTTAACCCCGTTTTGATTTTCTGAAAAAGTAGTTTTTATTTGATTGAACACTTTTCTCAAGTTGTTTTTATTACCAATACTGTTAGCCCAGTCCCAAAATTGTGAAACTACTTGATTATCTTCATTACTAAGTTTTTTTGGTGCAATACAAATTGGTTCAGTGTCGTCTAAAACTTGTTCGGCGTTTATTTCAAGACCTTCTAGTTTTAATAAGTTTTGAACTTTACTTAGATCTGAAGATTGAGAGGAAACTTCAGTATCCTCTTTTAAAAGTCCCATAATCTTTTTTATATCCATTACCTCACTTAGTAGACTTATTTTCATTGTTTTTGTATTGTTCTAAAATTCTATTATTGTTTTCCATCATTTTGAGTTTTTTCAAAATACTCTTACGACTTTTTTTCTTTTTCCCTTCTTTTTTTGCCTTTGCCATTTTTTTTATTTATAAATAGTTATTTCTTGACAAAACAAAATGGTTTACCGTTTTTCATAATGGTAAGACCTAATTCGTCAGAGGGTGAGTTAGGGTCAAAAATTATATCCACATCATTGATTCTTTTTTTTGTCTCATCTTTCAAAGTGTTTTTATCAAATGAAACCATATTAATATCAGACTCTAATAATGCCTTGAAGCAATCCGGTAAAATATTTGGATCGGGAATTGGTCGTCTGTAGTCCATTTTATCTGGCTGCACCCCAGGTAAATTAGAAAATACCGATTGTTCCGAAATTACTTTACCTTTTTGATAACCGAAAAGGTATTTAATTTGTTGTAATTCTTCTCTAACACTCATATAAATAAATATCACACAAGTAGTTCTTCTAAAAAATCTACGTAATCGACTCCTTTGAAAACCATTTCATCGGAATATCTTGATCTTATCCATTCGGAAAATTGTTTAATAAATTCGTCTCTATTAAGTGGTATAAACTCTGAAAACTCAATTTCTAAAGATCTTAAAGTTTTAACTTCTCTGGTTGATGGGTAATATAAAATTTGCGATTTTAATTCATCATCTATTGTATAAAAAATAAAACACATTTTACCAAAAATTTTGGACTCTACGGGGACTAGTTCCCCATAAACTAAATCAAATAAATTGCAGCTTGCCCTTTTCACAATATAAAAATAGGAATCTTTTAGATTTCTTCAATATCATCTACCCAATCATCACTCCAATTTGAATCAATAGTTTCTTCATCAATTAATTCACCTTCTATTGGGTCGTAGTAACCCAACCTGTATAATCCATTTAAAATGTTTCTTGTGAATGGTAAATAACTGTCATATTCATTCAAAAAGGTTTCTCGTACTGTGTTAACTTTTTCAAATGAGTGAGTTATTTTATAAGTTTTCAAGGTAGGTCTTTTAATAGGTTCTGTCATAAAATTTTTGTTCATTAGTAAAACCGCAATAAAAAACGTTGTATCCTCATTGTCAGGAGTTCCAATATAACTTTCGATCTCACCATCGACCGCTTCAACAACTTCCTCAAAGTTAGTATCAACATAACTTGGGTTAAAAATATCTATATCATTTTGCTCACAGACATCTACAATGTCCTGTAAAATTGGTCTAAGGGCTTTATCGTTATATTTTTCGTATTGTTTCATAATACACTTATCTTAGTCTTTGTATTTTTCTAGTAATACCCTCTAATTTCTGTCTTGAGAATTCCATGGTTTGATACATATCAAACATTAATCTTAGAAGTTCTTGTTTATCTCGTCTATCGATTTTAGAATTTCTTATGTCATTGTATAAAGTTCTAATTCTTGAACTTAGATTTTTATCATAATACGTGGTAGAAACCATACTGTCAATTATAGATTCTAATTCTTTTGAGTAGTTTTCATAACTATCACTTGACCCAAATAACCAATTCCAAGTAGAACCTTCATTTACTCGGTTCTTTACCTCTAAATTAATTTGTTTTTTTGATATTTCTTTGATCTTCATAATATATAAATATTACTTTACAATTTAATCTCATCTATTTCTTTTTGGTATTCATCACTAATTCTAAGACTATTTTCTGTGAAATGAATTCTAACGTAATCAGAACCAAAAAAATATTGTAGTTCATCACTTATGTCTCTTTGTAACTTATTTATAAATCGATACTCTTTGAATAAATTACCATTTATTGAGTTAAAAACTGCAAAAATCGTAGTTGCCATTCTACCACCCCCAATAATCTCAACAGACACAATTAAATAATCATAATATTCACCAACCGATATCATTTTTTTTTGACCTGTTATTACGAATTGATATTGTAAATCTATCATCATAGTTTCGGATAAAATTGGCCCATGATAATCAAATACCATATCTTTAATTACCTTATTAACTCTCTCTATGTGTTTTTCTGAAATCATGTTATTTACCTCTATAATATTTAATCAATTTCTGAATTGGATTTATTACCAATTTAGGATACTCATTATTCAAAAAATCAATAAGTTCTTGGATAGAGTTAAATCTATTGGGTGTATACTCAGTCTTTATACCTTGGTTATCGTAGTATTCATCATAGTTGCCAGTTTCCATATCTTCAAATTCACTACCATCCACAGGTGTTACACAATTTCCATCCCAATATGGTGTTGAAAATCCCCTCAACTTATAATGATTGTCACTATAACTAAAATTGACAATACCACCAAAACCATCCCATAAGAACTCCAAATCTGCAGACATGTTCTCAAAACTATGTTTTTTATCAACTAAATCTGACCTGAAAAGCATTCCAACTAATTTATAAGCTAAACCACAATCAATTTTTATTTTTTTGTCTTTTAGTAAAAAAAGAATTTGTTCTAATTCTAAACCCGTTAAATCTGAAATTTCGTAAAAATCCATACCTTCATTCCACATCTTGTAAACAAGGTTTGAATTCTTTTTATATTTTGATTCGAAAATATTATTATATTGTGACTCAGAAATTATTATTTTCATATAAGATAAATAGTTTATAAAACAAAAACCACCGTTTAGGTGGTTTTTTATATAATAAAAGTTAGTTTACAATAATCAAAAAAGTGAACTTAGTGATTTTGTTTGAGTTTGATCTTGTGTTTGAGTTTGATCTTGTGTTTGAGTTTGATCTTGTGTTTGAGTTTGATCTTGTGTTTGAGTTTGATCTTGTGTTTGAGTTTGTTTTTTCGCGTTTGAAATTGCGGTCATTAATTTTTGTATGGTTGTAACAACAGCATCCTTCCATTGTTTTTGTTGTGGGGTCATACTAGTATTTGAATAATTCTGTAGATATCTAAGAGTTGCCGTTAGGTCGGATTTTTTATTGTATGCATTTCTTGTAAAGTTACCAAAGGCAGTTTTAACTTTACCGAAATCAGCACTTAAACTTGCTCTGTTTGGGTCCTCGGCTTTATATAAAGACCAATCTAGGGCCAACAAGTCTTCATCGGTTGCACCAATAGTTCTTGCCATATCTTTTACAAACTGTGACTGCTCTTGAAGTAAAAGTCTACTTTCTAAAATTAAATTAGATTTTTGTATATGTCTAATTTTACTGTAACTTCTATTCATAATAGTTAGGGTATTTTATCCTGTTGTTTGACTTCCTCCTTGAAACCCTGCTTTAGCTCCCGCAACTGCCCCTGAAACACCTTGACCTAATCTTCCAAGAAGAGTGTCTGCTTTCATACCTAATGCGGTTCTAATTTCTTTTTTCAGAGCTCTTGTTTCTGGGTTCACACCTTTTTTCTTTTCGAGTAAATCTAATCCACCTTCTCTTTGATTTGCCGGTAAACCTAAAATATATTTACCATCAGGAGTTTCCGACCATTTTTTCACTCTGTCTTGCATGTCCGCAGGAAGCTTACTTAATCCTACTAAATCCGTTGTTGTTGTAGCCGTGGTAGCACTTGTACTTGCGGTGGCAGCACTTGCTGCAGATACGAGAACCTGATCTGTACATTCTAAATCTCTTAGTTTTGATTTACTTGCAACGTCAGCCAAAGCTGGTTTTTTCGTGACATCATCAAAATATGCGTATTGGTTGTTTGGAAGATCAAATACTATCCATCCGTCAGCGGTAACTCTTTTAGTCCCAACGGAAGTAACACATGTCCACGCCGACCAATTGAGTTCATCTGAGGCAGTTCTATCCGTTTTAACATTAACCAATGATCTATCATTACAATCTACAAATCTTTCAAATTTAGCAGCGGCAGGTAAACCTGAAAATAATGCCGGTTTTTTGTTGTCTTTATCCCAAACCACTGCAGAACCAGGTGCCAATTTATAAATAACATATCCACTTTTTGTTACCACTTCAGTTCCTTGTTCACCAAAACATGGATAGTCTAACCATCCTTGTCTGTCAGTTGCGGTATTTTGATAAACTTGACCTGGTGAAACACCACCATAAGCGTCAGTATATTCCTGTCCATATTGTGCCCATGCCTTTGTTGTTTGAGGCCCGAATACACCATATCCTCGACCTTTATTTAATTGACCACCTGTTGAGGTCCATGGAACTTTTTTTCTATCTAACCAATCTTGGAAACCCTTAACGTCTGCAGGTTTAGCTGGTGCGGTTGCCTCTGAAAGGTAATTTCTTTTAGTTGCAGTTTTGTGCATACCTAATATTCTTTCTCTTTCACTTTCAGATATAACAAAAAGATTCTTTTTCATAAAATAAGTTTTTTATAATAAATACTTAGATATTTTTGTTTTTAAAGGTTTTTTGAGTAAAAAGTGATTTTATTTATTTTGATTGTTCCGCAACGCACTTCCATTCAGACTTTTCGTAATCTTCAACCGTCTTGTGACCGCATTTATTTGCAACACTTAATTTTTGTTGATCATTTTGTTTTTTCCAATCAATAACATTTCCATTTTTCTCTTTAATAGATTTTGGACCTGAAGTTTTAACCATTGGTTTTATTACCGTTCTATTTGATGGAGTTGATCCTGTTGAAGTTGTGCCTCCTCCTGTCGATGGTGATGGAGGTGCTCCAGGTGCTGGAGGTGCTCCAGGTGCTGGAGGAGCAGGCGCTTGTTCTGTTAAATATCTTTTCTCAAGTCTAATGTTAGATTCTTGGATGTTTTTAAGTTTTCTTGTATTTGTGTATTTCATCCTTATAAGATTTTTTTAAAAATGTCACTCTTTACCAAAATAAATATCCACTAAATCAGAAATAGTAAATCCTAAAATATCGATTCCAAGTTTTTCAGCAAACTCATTATCATAATATTCACTATCATCTGAACCAAAAATAACCTCACCATACTCACCACCTCTATCTTGGTATAAATAATCTATCCCATCATATCGAATCAAATACATAGGACCAAAAAAATTCAAGTATCTTTTAATTGCTTGTGGTCCAATAACATCATCAAATTCCATTGGAACGTCGTATACACTTGTAACAATTTTAATTTTATCCGTAAGATCAAGTCCAAATTTATCTTTAAGAAATTTTTTCTTTTTGTCTTCGGATTCATTTATATTATTATTTAAACGCGACAAAAAATAAGATTTCATATCAGGATAATAATTACTTTCTATAAATCTTTGGATCTGATTTCTTAGTGTAATTTTTTCATCCCCTTGAAACCCGCTTTCATTTGCGAGTTCATTGGAAATTTTTATTTTAACCGTATGTAAAAAAAGGTCAAAATCTTTAATTCTTAAAGGATATGGTTGTAAACTTTTTAGGTATTCATATGCCAGATCCATAGTAGGTTTTATTAACCTATCAATTTCATTAAATCTCCTGAGAAGTCCAAGTTGGGTTTCTGAAAGTATAAATTTCATATACTTATAAATACCTTAATAAATGTTTAGTGAAATCTAAACTCGTTTTATCGGATTTGAGATGATTTGATTATTTGTCTTTTATAATACTCACTCCAACATTCAAATGAGGGTATATCCAACATATTATACATCATTTGAGATACTGGTAGATCTCTTGCAGGAAAAAAAGAAATTAAAAGGTGTTTGTTAATCTCAGGAATAAAAGAATCTATCGTTTCATAAAAATCATATGATGAAATTAGTTCACTATAATCTTTAGTTTTGTAACTAGGGTCAAAACTAGATTGGTTATACATTGGTAAAGAAATAACATCATAAATTACCAATTCCATATATGTATAACCAAACCAATCAATTTTTTTTTCTGTGAAACTTCGGTGTTTAATATGAATGTTAAACTTTAAACCAGGATACATATTTTCAATAAACTCACCCAAAACCTTCAAATACTTTTCTCTAATGATAGATATCAACTTCGATTCTTCGATTCTTGTTTTATACTCCAAATATGAATTGTATGTTTCACCCATCTTTTGGTTCAAAAAATCATTACTAAACTTTCTTTGACTTATAAAATCTGACATACAATATTATTTAAAAGATTTAGCATCAGAAAAAGAATCAGGATTAATAAATTCAGATTCTAAGTAGTCAATAACATCTCTTAACGCAGTTGCTTGATTTTTGGGTGTTTCTTCGGCTCTAATTGATAATGCAAGTCCTCCGGCCAACACAGATCTAATCATTTCGGTCGTTAAAGTCTCAGCCGCCAAAATATTAAATATAAAATTATCGTCTCCCTTAACGGTAACTTCAACAGTAACTTTTAATTTAGTTTCTTCCATAATCAAAAAACTATCAAAAAAAACCCCACCAATCAAGTGGTGGGATTCTAATAATAGTAAATTTAATATCTTTTCTTATAATTGGAAACTGTCAAGTTTTCTATAAAGTCCTGAATCCTCATAAACATCAATCTCATCTGTATTCAGTTCAGGAAAAAGAGAAACTAATACTCTAATAAAATCTCTTCTATACTCACGGTATAAATCTATAATGTTATCATCAAAACGAGATTCAATATAAGAGTTATATGCCCTTGAACTTAAACCCCAAGATGACGTTTCAATAAGTGGATATCCTTTGTCCATCAATATTAATTTTCCTCCTCTTTTTTCTAAAGTTAGTTTATCAAAATAACTCATTAATAATTCAATTACATTTTCTTTTGAGTTTCCGAGTATTTTGAGTAGGTTTTTTGGTCCACCTACAAGTTCGGCGGTTTCCCTCCAACCATCGTTTTGTATCTGATCAAGTAAAGAATTTACAAGTGTTTCTTCTTTTAAAACTTTTCTGATAAGATTTTTCATTCTAATTAATCTTCAATTTCATTGCCCTCACTGTCGAAGGTTTTTAAAACACCATCAACATATTTTTTAGTTTTAAGTTTTACATCTGAACTACCTTTGGGTCCCATGCCAGGTAATTCTGTTTTACCTGTTCTTGGGTTTTTAACTAACATAAGGTCACCTTTGATTCCCCCATGTCCTTTTATTTCATCATCAAATGATATGTCACTAATTTTTTCTTCTTTTGATCCCCCTTTTTTTCCAAGTTCCTCATCTGAACCCATGGAAATAGATCTATCTGCAATATACGGACCAAACCTTTTTTCGTAATCATCACTCATTCTCATTTCATCTGAATCAAAATGAGACATATGACCAGGATTTTTCTCATAATAATTTAAAATATCTTCAATCCTTTTTGGATCTTTAGCGTCAAACAACAAAACATTTCTGTCTTGAAACCCTTCGTCTCTTGTTTTATCGGTAACGTCTATTCCCCAAAAAAGTTCACCTGTATTTTTATCTTCATATTGTTTCATAACATATTTCCCAGAAGAAGATCTTTTAACCTCACCAGTTTCAACCATTTTGTTTTTAAGTGATCTATTACTTAAATAATCATAAGCCCTTTTCATCACACCCGCACCAAGAGCAATACCACCTAAAGTCAACAATAAACTTTCATTGACCAAAGGTTTAACATCACCTTGTTTAGATTCTAAAAGTCTTTTAAATTTTGAGGTGTCAACGGACATTCCTCCTCTATGTTGTTCAAGGATTCTATTTCTTTCATCGGATGATAAATCATTTAATAAATGTTTCATAATTAATATTTTATTATAAATATTATCCGTATAGAAAAAAACTTCTAAATTAAAACTGAATTACATTTTCTCATCATATCCGTAGAAAAGAGCGTGAATAGAAAATGGGAATTCTGAAAAATATTCATCATAAACAAGATTTCTTAAATGGTCAATATACCAAAGATTATCATTATAATTATCTTCAACCCAATTATAGTAGTAGTCATCCCCATCCTTTTCAATGTCATCAATTATGATTTTTATGGTGGCAACTGTTCCCGAACCTTTACCTAAAACGTCTCCAACAAACATTCTAAATTTAAAAGAATACTCTTCATACTCAACGTCATCATGATCCCCATTCCAATTGTAGACCTCATCTTCAAAGGACAAATCAAAATCCCTGTTTTCGAAGAGTTTCTTTAACAATCTTTTTATTTTAAGGTTTTCCATATTTTATAAATATAATAAAAAACCCCCAATCAAATGAAAGGGGGATATTGTAACATCTAAAATAAATTTTTATCCAAGGGAAGTAATTAATGATTTAACTTTTGTAATTACACCTGTTGGGTTTGAATAATCCATGTCTTCAAAGTAGGTGTAACTACCACTAGTGTTATTATAGTATGTTTCAACCCCCATCGTTGATTCGAAAACAGATGCTTGATCTTCTTCTTTTGTTTGAAAGGAAACGCTTCCGTCACTACTCAAACTGAATCCCCAATTCTTATTTTTTCCTGCCTCGCTATGTGTTCCCCAATTCAGTGAGGTATATGGTTTTCCATCATAGTTGAAATTTATAACCTTTGGGTTGCTATATGTTTTTAGTCCTGCAAGAATTTTTGACCAGTTACTATCACCTGCCATCATTTCTTTGTCTTCTGAAATCAATGGTTTTACATTTCCCATCGATGATTCTAATAATTGTTTAAATCTATTTAATTCCATTTTTTTTATTTTATAAATATTATGTTTTTATTTAATTCCTAATTTTGTTTTAAGTGCTTGAAAAGTTTTTGGTCCAAACTTTCCATCTTGATCTGTTTGAGGCATTCCAAGTAGAGCTTGGGCTTGTTGGACATAATTTCCCACCTTTCCTTGTGTTTTAAACTCGGGATCATTACAGGTATAATTAACATTTCCAGAGGGAGATGATTTTCTTCCGTTGTTGTAATAAGTTTCTCCATTTATTACATAACCAATGGTTCCGTCGGCAAGTTTTGTTTGCTGAGCTCCAGCAAAACTTGTAACACAAGGGAACTTTGACCAATCTTGTTCGGTCAATAATGGTTTTACATTTCCCATCGATGATTCTAATAATTGTCGAAATCTACTTGTGTCCATATAAAATAAATATCATACCTTTACAATATTATATAAGGGTCTTTTATTAAATTTGAAATCGTATAACGGATCCATAAATTTTTCGTCTCTAATTCCCATCATTCTAAATAAATCCATTAATTCTTGTCCTATTTCATACCAATTTCCACTCATGGTATCATATACACCATCTTCACTATTAACATCAATATATAAAACCATAGCCTTCAAACCACCACCTCTTTTTATTTCATATCCATACAACTTAAATTCCAAAGGAATATACTCACCAAAAGAAGATGACAATTTAGTCATAATTTTTATGGCTTTTTTAATTTTAGATAAATTATAACCATCAACCATTTCGTCGGATTCTTTAAGTAATCTAAGTTGGGATTCTGTAATTATTATTTTCATGGTGATACATATCTTAATACCCAAACGGCTGAATATCTATTATTTTTTCCACGGGGAAATAAAGACGTAAACATTTCATCAATGTCATCAGTCATACTAGCATTATCTGAATCAGAATCAAATCGTGACTGAGCAAGATCATTTGTTATTACATAAAAAGAATAAAGAGGAACGTCATACATTTCTTCATCATGCGAATCATAGTGAAGATAGTTATCAACTGTAACCTTATTTATTCCTTCATACCAATCATAATCGGATAATACCTCATCGATATATTTTTCCATGACCTTTACTTTCCTTATCGTATCGGCTTGAGATTCCGTAATTATTATTTTCATATTTTTTTTATGTATTCACCAAATGCATATTGAAATGAATGCTTCTTTAACATATTTTTTATTTTGGTTGCATCGTTACGATCAAAACCACATTCTTCAAAATAACTTGGGCTTTCCACATTTACACCAATATATTTAGAAGTTTTTCTAATAGAAACACATCCTGAATCAATATATTTATCTAAATAATTGTTTATTAGTTCTTCTTGTTGACTTTCTGTAATTATTATTTTCATTACCAATTGAAGTCTTTTCTTTTATTAATTATTTTTTCTACTTCCAAAGTAACAAATTTAGTTCCGATTATATTTCGAACCTCTTCTTGTAGTTCATAAATAAAAGTATCCAAATCGTTATATTCCCATCTTGAGTCAATATAACAATTAACTTTTATGTTTATAATATCCATTTTATTTTCTCCAAAATTATCTGTAGACGTTGATTTTGAAACGTCAACCACCTTTATTTCTTCAATCATTTCCAAAGGGTCACAAATGGCAATTAGATATGATCTAACATAATAACCTTTTCCACAGTTTTCGTCCACATCCTCAAGGGCCATATCAATGGCATTCTGAAATACCGTAGTTTTAAGTTGTGATTCTGTTATAATGATTTTCATATAAAGATAAATATACGAACCGACCTCTTTTTCTGAATGACCAATTAAGTAAGTTATAATATAAATCAAAAAATACCCGAAGGGTTCGGTCGGTCGATTTTTTCCGACGAAGTCGGGGTCCGAGGTATATGGCCCCCATTTAAAAGGAAGAAAAATAAAAAACCCCACTGATGAGGTGGGGTTACTATAATTTAATATGTTTATTAAATCGAATCTGTTATTTTTTTGTATATTTCATCTCCATTATCGGCAGTTGCTACCATTTCTTTCGCAACCAAAGATTTACCATTCTTATCTTTACCCCATTTAAATTTGTTTGAGCTAGAATAAAACTGTATCCAAGAACCATTCATATCGTCCCCTTTTGACAATTCCATATAACCTGGAAAATCTTGTTTTTTAAATCCCTTTGGTTCATAATAGTTTTGTAACTTTTTAAATGTGGAATGAACATCAACATCTTCCATTTCATTAATCACTCGTTTAACAATTCTTGTTAAATCTGATTCTGTTAATCTTATGACTCTTTTCATATTTTTTTATTTATAAATATACCATTAAAATAAAAAACCCCACTGATGAGGTGGGGAATATCTTACAATCTTGATGCTGAGTCCATAAGGATTCTTAATCTATGTTCAAGTTCTTTAATTTCATTAAGTTGTTTTTGATTTAGATTTAAGTCCTCCCCCTTTATTGATGAAATTCTATTTTGTATTTTTGTATACTCAAACATTAGTCGATTATACGTTTCAGCTTTTTGTTCGTTGTTCATAATTGATATATAGTTAATTAATTTAAAAAGGAAATAAAAAACCCCTCTTTAAGGGAGGGGGTTAGAGATTATTTTCGTTCTTCCATAATACGTTTTATAATACTTTTCATATAATACTCATTTACTACGGTTTGTCCTGAGGTTTGTAAATGAGGTGGTAACTGAACAACATACTCATTTTTTTCGTTATGGCTATCCTTAACCGCTTGTCCTTCAGGTGTGGTTGTCCTCCACGTTTTATAATCATTAAGTGTTTTTTGTAAACGGTTATAACTATCCATGGTCCAAGTCGATGGGTTACCAATCTCCCTTTGCACTCTATCGATTTCGTCCAACCAACATCCAAGTTCAATTAATTGTCCACTAACACATGCTGGTCTATTGGCATTTTTCTTTACCCCACCTCCTGCTTGTTGTGTTGATCCTGCAGAACCACTTGTTCCACTAGTTCCTGATGAACCTGAACTACCACTAGTTCCCGCAGAACCACTTGACCCAGACGTACCACTTGACCCAGACGTACCTGAAGATCCTGAACGACTGCTAGATCCTGAAGTACCACTTACTCCACTTGACCCAGACGTACCTGAACGACCGCTAGATCCTGATTGTGGAATGGTTGATCCTGTGACAAGTTGTTCCGAAAGGTATTTACTAATAATACGTCTTCTTTCTAATTCTAAATTAGCCTCTTGTATATGTCTAATTTTACTGTAACTTCTATTCATAACTTATTTTAATAATAAATATCACATAAAACAAAAAAACCCCTCTTTGTGGGGAGGGGTTTCAAAAATTAATATCCTTCGGTAAAACTTCTCCAATCAATTCTAAATTTGTTTGGTATTTTTATCCCGTTTTCAGTTAAGTAATTAATTAAGTTCATTGCACTTTTTCTGTTCGAAGCTTTAATTGGTGTATTACCTCCGTCTGTAAATAAACTAAGTTTCACGTCATTTCCCGATCTTGGGTAAACAACAATACCCTCAATAGTTTTAGATTTCATTCCTTCATCATGTTGTGTGATTTTTATCATAAAATCATCGGTTACCTCGGTATCATAGTTTTTCCAGTTATGATGAAATTTTGGTTCATGATCAAATTCACCTGACATTTCATTACCTCTTTCCGTTACAAAATCAAAAATAAACTCGTCTCCACCAATTCCAAAATCTCTACCGTGTTTTTCAATACGGGAAGAAAATTCATCGTAACCTCTATCTTTAACATTCTTGGCAATGTTTCTCCATGTAGATTTATTCAATTCTCTTATTTCTTTTTGTTCTTCTAAAACTCGTCCAACAAGATGTCTAATGTCAGATTCGTTAATAACACGGTTAACAATTCTTGAAAAATCCCTTTCGGTTAATTTATTTCTTCTCATAATATTATTTTAATTTAAATTAATTTCCCCAAGCAGGATTTGCAATAATTAATTTTCCTCTCTCAACTCTTGGGATTCTTCCCATGTCGTTGTAGTCAGCAACTTCGAAATCACCTTCATAGAATTTTTCACCATCGAACATAATAAAAAATTCTCCTTCATCATCTTTTCCTCTGTGACTATAACCTTTTGACTTATAGGATGAATGTGCGGCATCTCCCATTTTATCAAACCCACTTGCAGTATAGTCATCTTCATATGTTTCTTTAACCAAACGTTTAATGAGTCTTGTTAGATCCCTTTCAGTTAATTTTACAATTGTTTTCATGTTATTTTGATTTATATATAAATACTTTGAATTTTTTAAATTTTTCCCAAAAATTTTTTTTGGAATTTGAGATCTTTAGAAATGGGGGGTCGTGTTTATGTAGAACAAAAAAACCCACCTATTATAGATGGGGTTTTAATATTTGATTTTATTTATTATCCTAAACTAAGTGCATATTTAACTGCTTGTTTTGCACCTTCTTGACCCGTAGGGAATTTTTTCATATCTTGGTCACCTTCACGATAAACTACAATTTCCCAATCACCAATACTTCCTTCACCACAATCTAAAAATACATTAGTACCACCATTATGAGTTCCTTTATACATATACGTACAACATTTATAGTAACATGGACGATTTGGTTGTGGTGGGTCAACAACTGTTTTAAATCCTGCGGCTTTTAATTTAGGTGTAAGGTCTAATGTCCACCAATCTCTATCAGCACCACCTTCGTCTTTTACAACAGGGTCCTTACCTCCCTTATCTTGTTCTTTTATAACACGTTTAACAATCTTAACCAGTTCATCTTCAGTCAATCTTATAATTCTTTTCATAATACTAATTTAATTATAAATATATCAATATAATAAAAACCCAACCTGTTATAGATGTGAATATTTTACTGGCAATTTGACTAGTAAAATATTTTTTTGCATTATTGAAATAAAAATTATGAAAAAACTTGAAATCCTACAAAACCAATTCCCAAATGAAATCAATGAAATCATTAACAAATTATACAAAGAAAAGTTCCCCCACAAAAAAGGAGATAAGACTGTATACAAATTTAAAACAATGGGGATAAACTATGAAAGTAATATCTTCACCAAAAACTATGTAAACTTTCTAAAGGATGTTTCCAAACTACATCCTTATCAAATGTTTGAATCTACAACTCTGAAAAATTATATTTCCGAATCAAATGTCAATATAAAACAATCCCACAAAATAACAGATGGTTTTTATGTTAGTGGTTATTCCTCAACTGATCGAAAAATCAAACACATTAAGGAACTTTGTAATATATTGGGTTTAAAACTAACAGAGATAAACTGATTTTTTCCCAAAAATTTTTCCAGAATTTTTTTGTGAATATGTTATATAAGGGATTGACCCCCCTTCTGACCTGTCAAATTGTCATATATGGGGGGGATACGGAGGGGGGGAGGGGGTATATAGGGGTTTATCCCACCTGAGGACCCCATGCCATACTCCCCAAAGGAAGGGAGGTGTTAATAACTATTTTTTAAAAATAAATGATCAATTATTTGGTGGTGTCAAAAATAATCACGACCTTTGTATTGACAGTGATGATATCGAAGTCGGGTTCGACCAACAGAGTGGGGGTCGCAGAGGGTAGACTCCATCCTGCTTTTATATATAATAAAAGATCCCCCATCTTTTGTGAGAGATCAGTTGGTCATGTCAAAAGTTATTACTATCTTTGTATAAACCTTTAAACATTTTAGTTATGTGTCTATCCCCAATCTTCTACTACAGTTCTATTATTCTTCTTACCATGATGGTTTTCTTTTTGGTTACCTTTACCATGTCAATGTTGGTTGTTAAGAAATTCCCCATGTGTAAACTAAGTATGTGGTTACGTCGTAATGTAATTACAGATGAGGACCTTGAAACTAAGGAGTAATCTGTTGTATCCTTGAGACGATCATTAGTGAGTGGTCTCTGATTAACTTATCTATACCTGTCATGTCTTCACTTGAAAGGGGGGAATTAGAATGTATGTATTCTATAATGTCCCCCATATCTGTGTTGATAAGTATCCATGCCTTTTGTTTGAATCTTTTAACAGTCCCGACCATTGGGGAGGCGTTATTTACCTCTACTATCCTATACTCACAGTAACCTGTTAATATGTCATGTCTATAATTGACCATTATGGAACCATTAATTTCACTTATGGTTGTCTCGAACTTATTGATTAAATCTATCATGGTGGGGAATTTTGTTAATAAATATATGTTAAAAAACTTGATTTTGTCAAAATGTCAGTCGAGCGTTAAACACAACACAATCCCTTTCACCACTATTTCCCACTTTTACCCCATAGTATTCTACCCACTTTCTCCCACCACAATTGGTCCTGTTGCTATGACCAGTGATAAAAAATCCCCTCTCTTGATACCAAGAAGACCACTTTTTTCACTACTTATGTTTTCCAGCAAAAAACATATCATTATGGTATAAAAGCCGTGGACAGTCCTTTAGGACGTTAGAGTAGTATATTATAGATAACTTCAACGACCCATAAGTGTGTCACTTATGTCCAACTTAACATCTGACCCCCTAATAATAGACACCTAAATAAACTATGTAAACAATCTTCTTTACTGTTCATTATATCTATGTGTTCGGTTTACCTGAACATTCTTTTGTAGTGAACAACCATATATAGATTACCATATTGATCAACCATAATAAACCTGTGTCATCGACCGACACGATAGTGGAGTGGTAGAATGTGGGAACCACATAACTGAAAGGTTTAATAAACTGATCACTAAAACGTTTACTAATATGTCTACCTCATAAATGGGGGTCCCCATCATTATTGGGGGGATTTTGTTTACAGTAGATAGTTTACTGTAAACTAAATAATTGTGTTATGTTAAATTATAAGAAGATAATCGGATTGATTCCGATTTACTATGAAGTTTATTACAATACTATAACTGAAAATAGTTTTTACAAACTAAAGTATAATTGTAAAAAGTATTTTGTGTTATGAACTTTCGAACCCATTATTATCTATAATCAATATTATATTTTGATGTTGTATCATTATTATATTTTAGTGTTATTATTTATACATGAGAACTGTATCAAGTATAGTATCTTTACATGATTACGGTATAAAGAATCAATTTTACCGTATGGTAATAATTTGACAGTAAAGAGTATAGGATAAATTTATGAGGTGAATTCCGAACGGAGTGAAACGTAGTGTAGGACTATGAACCGAATGAATTGATCGTATACTCTTATAATAAAAAATCCCCCATCTTTAAATGACAGAGGATCAATTACTTTGTAATTTAATTATTACTCGTTAATATACCTTATCTCTTTTGATCCATCACTATACACATAGATCAATGGTTGTTTAGATACAATACTTGTTTCTCTTCCCATAAGATCTACTACTTTCACAACTTGTTTCTTCACAGGTGTAATTTCATTTATATCTAATATTGAACAGTCAGCAACAAGTGTTAGTGCTACTCCTGAATTTAATACTTGTGTAATACACTGTGGGGTTTGTGGAGGAAATGGTGCTTGTGTTGCTCCTACATATAAACATACCGTTAGAGTAATAGGATAAACTGTATCATTAATAACATAATGATGAACATTTTGAAATCCCATGCTATCAATATAGTTAAGTGTCATGTTTCCTGCGCCTGCTGGTGAAACATAAGTGTCCGTTAATGCGTAAGGACATCCCCCTTGATTAAGAACAAAGACATTAACTGGAGTTTGTGAGAATGTCATAAAAGACAAAAGACCGAAGATAAATGATAATAATAGATTTTTCATAGTTTTTTTATTTAAAGATAATCATTTTTTGTGTTTAATCAATAAGAGGATAAGATTAAATTATGAGGTGAATTCCGAAACGAAGTGTAGGACTATGAGCCGAATGAATTAATCTTATACTGAACCATCATTACTATTTGTCCTTGTAGGTTCATATTAATATTTCTCTATATCTTGATTCTATTCTATCTACGTAGTGTGTATATAAAATAGACCAACTTAAATCCTCTGGTAAGTAGTCATTAAGTTTTAACCCAGTTATTAGGGATTTTAATATAACTATTTTAAAATTAGATAGTGTTAATTTTTTTGGGTTTGTTCCATACTTAAATCCATCCTGAAATGATCTTGATGTGTGGTTTAATATTGATATAAACTCATCGTCAATTCTTTTTGATATTTTTGGTGGTACTCTACGAAGAATTATATTCATACTGTTTGTTTCTTCCTTGATTACTCTTCTTATGTGTTCTTGTAGGTTCATATTAATTCCCACAGTTTATATGATAGTATTCTTTTATTTTATCACCATACTTATCGTTTATATATTCCACCATTGTTCTATACATCATTCCCCATTCTTTTGAAGAATCGTCAACATCACTAAAATACGTATAATACATTGAATCGGCAACAGCATCTGACATAACTTCTAATAATTCTTCACCACTCTCAAATCTACATATGTTGTTTGGTGTGTAAACTCGCCCCATTCTGAAATCAACCTCATCATCAAGATGTTTAAATCTTCTTCTTAATCTAATTGGAATTTTGGTTTCTTCCTTGATTACTCTTCTTATGTGTTCTTGTAGGTTCATTTTTTATAATAATTATCTATCATTTCTTGCACTTCAGGATTGTCTCCTGTGTAAATTATACCAATAAGATATTTGTGTAGCGGGTATATTTCATCGGTTAGCACTCTTTCCTCAAATTCACCACCTTTACTTGTTCCCATATCATTAGGATCTAAACCATAATAATTAAATGGTTCTACTTCATATTTTGTTTGTAGTTTTGCTTTATCAACAACAAATATAATATCACTATTTGAAATGGCTTTACCTGATCCCTTTCCTATTGATTGGTCTGGTTTCCAATTTTTATCTCTTGTAAATGATATTGCACTTTGTTTGTCTGTGTTGGCTAAACTTTTATCAATTTTAAGATATTCATCTGAAGGTTTGGTTCCGATAAGAGAATCTGAATCTATTATTTTAATTCCTGTTTCAGTTGATGTCTTATGATATAATGGTGTTCCTTGTATATCTTCTAACTTTTCAGATATAACCCCCATCATTGATTGTATTCTTCTTATGTGTTCTTGTAGATTCATATATCGTAATTTGATTTAATATACTTTATTATGTAGTCTCTGTATTCTTCCCACTCTTCATCAGGTAATTCACTATAAACAAAATAATCTCCGTGTAAATCTCTTAAAGTATATTCTATTAATGTATTAAAATATTTTTCTTTACTTGAGAACTTATCTGAAGATAAATGTTTTAAATTGTTCTTAAACGCTTTATCAATTAGGTAACCCCTTCTTTTTAATTGAGTTACAGATGTGAAATCAATTTCCTCCCTTAATACTCTTCTTATGTGTTCTTGTAGGTTCTTTAATTTAAGTTGGAATAATGTGGTGTCTTCTTCCTTATAATATTTTACACTCTTTCCTATATTTGGGGGTAGATTATTTAATATGTATATCCATGCTTTATGAGCCTCAGGACTTCTAAATAGCGAATTGATAATAATGTTTGGTCTTTCTTTAAATAAGTTTATAATCGTTTTTGGATATATTCTATTTCCTTTGTATTCATCATCAATTGTTGCATCCACAATTGTATAAACATTTGGTATGGATTCCTTAGCGAAAGATATTTCCCCAATCTTTTTATCTTTATCCATAATAAACACATCGAACCCATCCTCATTATCTTTAATGACTGTGTTCAAAGATTCCAATGGAATAAAATCTTCTTCCTTTAATATTTTTCTTATGTGTTCTTGTAGGTTCATGTTAACAATCTTCGGATGCATTTATGTAATGCCGTCTAATTTCTTCTGATAAATATTCATCAATAAAATCTTTAATTTCACCTGACGACATACCTTCCATCTCATATCCAATTAAAAATGTATCAATATCGTATAAAATCCCCTCCTTAAAATGATTTTCGTCATCAAAATCACATGGGTGTGAATTATCTAATGTCACATCCAATAACTGTTTAATTGTTTTTAATCTTCGTATGACATTAATAGGGACATTTTCATCAATAACCCCCATCATTGATTTCATTCTTGATATTTGTTCTTGTAGGTTCATATTCTGTGTTTTTTTATATCGTATGCTATATCCATTATAACCTCATCTGAAAGGTTTTTTGATGTTGTTGTATAAACATCTTTAGGTTCATCCATATCATCTTCATATTCACTAATTTCGACATACAAAGTCTTCCCATCTGAAGATATTAAATCAACACTTTTGTTTGGTTCAAAAAAATCGGCAACTATCATTCTCTTTCTATCATCCCAACTTACAGTATATCCTCTATCATAAACAAAATCTATAATGTATTGTTCTATCACATTTCTTGGTAAAACCCCCACTCGTTGAATCACGTCCTTTAATGATAAGTTTGAGTCTTCTGTGAACTCATATAAACCGTTTTGTTTTATAAGTTTTAAAAGGGACTGTTTTTTTTTATTATATTCCTCACTCAATATTCTCCGTATATGTTTTTGTAGGTTCATATTATAAATCACTTTTCACCATATTATAAAAATACTCACTAACTTTTTCAGGTGAGTTTATATTCATACTTTTCATTTGATTTTTATTCCTTTGAACCATCATAGATATTTGTTCTATTGGCATACTTTTATACATTTGCGGTGGTTTAAACCCCTTATTTAATAAATCTTTTTTTTGTAGTTGTCTAATTTTTCTTGCGGCAAATTCATCGGCGACTTCTTCTGTTTGTTTCATAAAGTTGGCGGCTTCATCATTGGTTATTTCTCCAATATAACAATCATACATTACATCTTCGCCATATTTTTTAAATTGGTATTGATGAGCCACTTCGTGGAAAATAACAAACAATACATATTCTAAATTCCTATTCAATACTAGTTTATTTATCAAAACAATATTATGTAATGCCAAACCTAAAACTCCAAACTTAAAATTTGAGAATTCTATTTTTTTGCAGTTAGACTCTTCTATAAATTTTTTAACTTCATCTTTAAGTTCGTTTGAAAGATTAAAAACATCTGATAGTTCATTTATAAAATCTGAGATCCCCTCCGTTTCTTCCTTTAATATTCTTCTTATGTTTTCTTGTAGGTCCATATGAAAATAAATATCATGAAAACTTAAGTTAATGTTTATTTGGATAAGTCAATTTACCTTTTACCTGTCTTGAGTTGATTTTTGGTATTTTTTATTTAATACTAAAACTTTAAAAATAAAAATTTTGTTTATATCTGTCTATAAAGTGAAAATTTGCAAATATCGCAGTATTTATAATTAAAATAAAAAGAAATTAAAGAAATTTAATATGAAAAAAGTTATAAGATTAACAGAAGCCGATTTAGTTCGTATCGTCAAAAGAGTAATCGTTGAGAACGAGTATAACCAAGAAATGGAAGAAGGTTGGCTTGGTGATACTTTTAGAGGTATAAAAAGATTTGCCCGAGGATATGGTGATGAAGCGGAATATATGGAAAACAAGAAAAGAGTTGAGGATCAACTTGATAAGATTACTCAAGAGGTTATGAGAAATCCTGAGGAGTTTAAAAAGGGCGAAAATTGGGATGAATGGAGTGAGGAATTGTTAAGTCAAGCTGAAGAAAATAATTATTTGGGTAACATAAGAAAAAGAACATCTCCTAACTCTGATAAATACTTTGTTGTTTATTTCCCAGGTTCAACAGATCTTGAGGGTATAGCATCAGCAGCTGGCGGTTCTGTTAGAAGTGGTATGAGTAAAACAAGTATGACGGAATCAAGACGTAGATACAGAAGATATTAATAATAATAAAAAATAAAATAAAAAAACCTTAGAGAAATCTAAGGTTTTTTTATTTACGTAAGACTTTGTAATCTATTTCGTTAAGTGATTTTATTCCCAAGTCTGAAATCTTGTCCAATACTGTATCTGTATTCAAATTTCGAGAAAGATATTCATTTAATATTTCTTCATATTCTTTCTGCTTGAAGACAGGATCAATGTCTATTTGATATAGATAGTTTCTTGTTAGATCTTTATGACTAATTAAAAGTTCATTTTCAATAAATAATTCTTTAAGTAAATTTTGTTTTGTTTGGTCGGTAAATACATACATTATATCATTACCATTTTTATCATCACAAAATGCAATTTTTTTAAGATTACCTTCAATAATATTAAGAACTCTTCTCATAACTTTTCGTTTAACCATATTACTAGATGGTTCACCAATAACGAACAAACCCACTTCTTCCATGACTTTTTTTTTAACTACTTGAATTTGTAGTTTCCTACTTTTTACTATTTTCGAGGGTAACTATAAAACAAATATAATAAAAAATTTATATTGTTACAAATTAAAAACTATTTTTTTAAAAAAACTTTCAGTTTTGTAAGATCCATTGTTACATTTTTGGGGACATGGGATGGTGCAAGACTTTTTTTGACATTTTGATTTGTTTGTTTGGCCAAATCATATATTGTTTTTTCTTCTGTTCCTACATTATATAGACCTTTCGCATCTTTTTTAACAAGTTCTATAACGAGTGAGGAAATAACGTCTGTATAGTCAGCATTTGTTTTTACATTGGTCCACGCAGAATCATATGGGAACGGTTTTGGTTTATGGGATAATCTACAAATTAAGTAATTTTCTGAAAATAATTTTATGTGTTCATCTGCCAAAAGTTTTGATAGACTATACCAACTTCCGTCAATCATAGGAATTGTTTTTTCATTTGCCAATTCTTCAGAGTTTGCATAAACATAATCGGTTGAGATATGAGTTAACTTTATTTCATTTTCGTTACAATATTGAGTTAAATGAGTAACAAATTTGTAGTTGGAGTTTATAATTGATTCATAATCATTTGAATAGGTTTCTGTGTTAGCAATACAATTTATGACTATGTCATAACCGTTTAGTTTCCAACTCCAATCATTAAAGTTGTTGAGGTCAATATTATCTTTTTTTCTTGATAAACAATCCCAACCTGTTTGATAAACTATTTCTTTTCCTAATTTGCCGTATCCTAAAACTAAAACCTCCATAACGTGAATGATAAAAAAAATATTTCATTTTTACAAATGAAAAATTTTCAGTTTATTTTAGTTTGGTTTGTTACTTCAGAACCTCCTTTATACATTATCATAGGATCATTACTTTCCTCTTAATCTTTTAATTTCAACATCCCGAAGTTTGTCTAAATATAGTTTTTCAATCTCTTCGTCACTTTTCTTTTCTAAATCCTTTCTATTATATAAAGTGGTTTTCAAAATAAGGTCAATCATTTCTTCTTCTGTAACATCTTCACCCCTTGTCATCGGTGGTACACATACTTTTGTTTTTTCAGGGTGTTCTTCAAACTCATCAATTGAAATATCGTTTCTTCTCATCTTGGTTTGAATTTTTTCTAATAATGTGTCTTCAAACCATTCTTCAATAATGTATCTCAAATATGTTCTTCTTACGGGGATATCAGCGGCTAAGTCACTTACGACATCTTTAGGAATCCATAATGACCCTTCTTTAAAACGTCTTTTTTCTGTTTTTATTTTATCACCCCCAACATTACTATCGTTGTCAAAATATAAAATAACATGTATTATTTCTTTTCCACCATTACACCATTCAAAATCGTGTCTATCTTCATAAATTTTGTTGTGATACATTTCAGCACCTGATGTTAAGGTATTCAACCAACCATAAATGAGCTTTTCAACTTTCTCAGTTGGTTTAGAATATTTTTTTTTAACTTCTTCTTTTAATATGTTTTTAATTAAATTTCTCATACAAAAACAAATTTATCCAAATCAAGTTCCTTTGGTTGATTAAATCTAGTCATAGTAAAAAATTTTTCGGGTAACATTTCATAAATGTCCTGAAGTTCTTTTCTAATTTCACTAAATATTTTAAATTTTTGATCAGAGTCTAAATTTTCCGCAATCTGAAGTATCGAGAAAGGGTATGCAAATTCATCTTCTTTAATTTTTTCTAAATTTCTTTTGTAATAACTTTTTATATCACTTTCAAAGAATTTTTCTGTTTTTTCTATGTCACAAATCAAATCAAGTACATGATAGAAGGCATTAGTTTCACTTTGTTTATTGTATTTCCACCCAACTACAAATGGGTATGTTTTTTTCAATATTTTGATTGCAAGATCTATACCCTCTTTTTCCAAATTGGGGTTTTCAAATTCTTCTTTTAATATGTTTCTAATTAGCTCTTTCATCACGCGTCGTATTCGTCTTGGAAAATTAAAAAATCTAAAGTTAACATAAATGGATCATTTGAATTAGTGTTCCATTTCACGCTTATTGGCATACAACTCAAAAACCAATCATTATTAGATCCTTTTTTTATCAAACCACCATTTTCGGTAAAAGTATATTTTTTTATAATTTTGAAAATTTCAGTTTCAATTTGGTCCATTAAACCTCCTATAGCACTAAAATCATGTTCTTCGTAGTAAGATTTAACAATAAGTTTTCCTTCTATGTAATTGTGTTTCGGGAGATATTGTATATCAATCATTTCTACAGAATCAATATGACTAGTTTTTTGACTTTCTATAATATATTGTAATTTCATAATAGAGTTTTTGAATCTTTTTTCAAGATCCGTCACTTCCTCTTCTTTCAATATGTTTCTAATTAACTCTTTCATTACATTACGTCATTCAAAAACTTTCTAATTGTTTTAATTATTTTTTGTCTGTAAGGATCATTTTGGTTTGAGAAATTATTAACAGGTTCGATAACATTATTTTCTTCTAACATATTTAATATTTTTTGTATTTGTCTTTTTTTACTATCCCATTCTGATAAACGATAATATTCATCTTCTATTTTGAAATATATTTCTTTAAACTTGATTTTTTCATCGATATTAATTTCATTAGTTTCATACCTTCTCAGTAAAAAATTCATGACTTTTCTGTCATAATCTTCGGTTTCTTCCTTGATTATTTTTATTATGCTAGTTTTCAAGATATTTTCATTAACTTTTTTTTTAACACAGTTTGGGTATCTTTTTCCAAACATAGTTTTCATTCCTTTTTGAGTGTATCCTTTCCAACATTTTTCTTGAATCTCCATCTTTGAATTTGGAGGTTTGTCATATATAACATCCCCAATTATGTCTAATGTTTTAATATTAGTAGCGTTTTGATCAACTTTGGGAGCGACACCTGCATCATATGCCTCTTTCCATCTTTCAGCACATACACACCATTTATCTCCAGGATTTAATCCTTCAAAGTTTTTTGATGATTTTGTTAGATTATTACCTTTTGATTTTGTGAATTTAAGAAACTCTTTTGACATGGTGGCACAAACCGTGTGTTTACCTTTATCTTGGTCACCTGTTTTACAAAGTCCATCTCTGTAATATCCTGTCATCGGATTAGTTGAACACAATCTCAATCTTTTACCCAAAAGATTTTTATCAGTAGTTGTTTCTTCTTTTACTACGCTCTTTATGTGTTCATATAAATTCATATATTATCCTGCAGCTTGTGCAATAGCTTTCATTGCAACACATTCTTTTTTACCTATTTGACACATTGTAACTTGTGCAGCTTTTATTGGAACATGGTAACCTTTATCTTTTAAGTAATCCTGTACTTTTGCAAGAGCAAATTGATCGGTTCCTTCAATTGCCTTTTTTCCTAATTGTGATTCTAAGTATTTTAAGCCTTGTGTTTCAACTTTTTTCAAAACCCCAGCCAAGGCGATACCTACTTTTGTATTTAGAATTTTTGTTGATCCCCCTGTAAGTGAAGATGCTATTTTTCCTCCCACCTTTTTAGCGGCACCTTTGATTGAGTCAAGAATGTTTGTTATAATTCCTCCTAATTTACCTAATCCTCGTTCTATAGGTGCCAACATTGGTTTTAAAAATGGTAAATATTTTGTCATCCATGCCACTCCGCTTTTGAAAACATTAACTACGGATTGTCCAATTCTACCAATTGTATTTCCAACTCCTTTGAACATTTTATAAGTTTCTGGAAAGTTTTTTGCCATTTTTTGAAAAAATCCACTTGCGGTAGTTTCTGCTGCTAAAACCGATTGAGCAGGTTTCAATGCACTTCTTAAACCAAAACCTGCTAAAGTTGTTCCCAAAAGATCCATAATTAAATTAAACCAACTAAATTTTTTACTACCAGTTGACAATTGGTATACGTCCCAAGCAAGTAAGACACCATTAATCGCTAAAATAATACCCGAACCAATTGGCCCTGTAAAACCTATGATAATTTGTGCAATAGTCCCCAATGTTCCTCCAACAATACTTCTGAAACCCTCCATTATTTCTTCTAAAGTCAAGGACCTTAAATAATCAATACCCTTATCAACACCTCTGATTACCATACCGACTGGTGTATAACTAATAATTTTATAAAGGATATTTTTGTTTTGTCCTGAGTATCCTAAACTTTCAAGTTTTGACCAAATATCACCATATTCCGAATCTATATCACTCATTTCGTCATTAACCCAGGATCTTAATGAACCATAGGAACCTTCTTTAGCAACAAGTTGATTCACAAGGTTTAGAGTTTCTTTACTACTTATCTTTCTGATAGCCGATAGGGCTTTACTCTCGTTCGTTCCATCCCAATCTTTCAAATTACCATCACCATCCATGTCGAAGGCACTTTTTAATTCTTTATAGATTTCGTTAGCCTCTTTTTGGGCTATTGAGGCGATTTTTTGTTTTGCCGCCGCTAACTGTTGAGGGGTTGGTGATTTTGTAACTACTTTTTGTGTTGGGGTCGCACCAGGTGTTTGTACAGGTTGAACCTTTGGTTTAGGTGCAACAGCTTTGGTTTGTTCGAATATTTTTCTTTTACCTAAATACCCATCTCTTGGAGAACTCATCATTTCTTCAGAAATTCTTCTCACCACATGAATTAATTCTCCTTCAGTTAGTTGTATTAGAGTTTGCATACTATTGTTCAAAAAAGATTATTTACTTAATAAATATTACAATACTTTGTTTAGTAACAACTAGTTCCTTTTGAATTTGTAATTTTAATGAACTATTTTGATGATAGGAAATCCCGTGTATTTTTCTTAATCTTTTAATTAAAAGATTTTTGTCTGTGTTTGTATCTTCTTTAACTAATTTTTTATATGTAATAAAAATTCATGAATTACCCAGCGGCTTGACCAATAGCTTTCATTGCAATACATTGTTTTGCACCCATTTTACAAACCGTATATTGTGCGGTTTTAACCGTAGCGGTAGAACCATTATTTTTGAGAAAATCTTGAACTTGACTCAAAGCAAATTGGTCGGTACCTTCTAAGGCCTTTTGACCTACTAAAGGATGTTTTTGTAAGTATGCCAATCCTTTTGTTTGTAAATTTTTAAGAACTCCACCTAATGCGACACTTACTTTTGTATTTAAAATTCTTGTTGATGCCCCTGTAAGTGTGGGTGACACTTTTCCTACCACATTTTTAGCACCACCTTTGATTGAGTTAAGTATGTCTGTTATAATTGATCCTAATTTAGTTAATCCTGAACCAATAGGTGCTAACATTGGTTTCAAAAAAGGCATAACTTTTGTCATCCATGCTACTCCACTTCTAAAAACATTAACAATCGTTTGTCCAATTTTACCTATTGTATTTCCAATTGTTTGGAACGACCTGTAAGTTTCTGGATAATTTTTTGCCATTTTTTGAAAAAACTGTGGTAATGTGGCGGCTGTTTCTAAAGCTCCTCTTGCAGGTTGCAATGCCGCTTTCAATCCAAACCCAGCGAAAGTTGTTCCCAAAATGTCCGCAATAAGATTAAACCATTTGAAATTTTTACTACCTGTTGACAATTGGTAGATGTCCCACGCCACTAAAACTCCATTAATTGCTAAAACAATTCCTGAACCAACTGGACCTGTTAAACTTATGATAACTTGTGCAATAGTTCCCAATGTTCCTCCAACAATTCCTCTAAATCCCTCCATTATTTGTTCTAATGTAAGAGATCTTAAGTAATCAATAGCTTTGTCAGCTCCTTTGACGGCCAAACCAATTGGTGAATAACCTGCAATTTTGTAAAGAATATTTTTGTTTTGTCCTGAGTATCCTAAACTTTCAAGTTTTTTCCAAATATCACCATATTCAGAGTCAAAATCACTCATTTCTGTGTTTACCCATGCTTTTAATGAACCAAATTGTTTTCCTCTTACAATCATCTGATTTAGTAAATTCAAAGTTTCTTTACTTTTGATTTTTCTGATTGCAGCCAAAGCACCACCTTCATTTGTTCCATCCCAATCCTTCAAATCACCATCTTTATCCATATCGAAGGCATTTTTCAACTCAGTGTAAATTGTGGTTGCTTCTTTTTGGGCTATTGAGGCAATTTTTTGTTTTGCCGCCGCTAACTGTTGTGGAGTTGGTGTTTTTGCCCCTACGTTTTGTGTTGGGGTCGCACCAGGTGTTTGTGTAGGTTGAGCCTTTGGTTGAGGGGTCACTGTTTTGGTCTGCTCAAATATTTTTCTTTTACCCAAATATCTACCGTTGGTAGAACTTTTCATTTCTTCAGAAATTCTTCTTATCACATGAACTAATTCACTTTCGGTTAATTGGATTGTTGTTTGCATAGTATCGCCTAAAAAAGGATTATTTTCTTAATAAATATTACGATAGTTTGTTTAGTGATAATAATTTTATTTTTTACTTGTTTTAACTATGTTACACCTAAAACAGATTCAAATATATTCAGAAATTCTCTTCTGCCGATAATTTTATTATTAGTTATTAAAATTCTACTTTTTAATAAAAAAACTGTATATAATTAATTTTTTTAGTTGATAACATTTCCCATATTATCATATTCTATTTTTTCTACATCAATATAAAAGGTAGCATTCTTTTTGTAAGTGTCCCAAGAGGGTGCCCAATAAGGACTTAAAATAATAGTTCCGCCAGTCATTTCCTCAATCTCATTTTGTATTTTTCTTCCTAACCAATTATCATAGTTTGCCGCGGTATCTTCCACATCATGATATATTTTAATAAGTGGTTTTCCTTCATAATTCGTATAAACTTCAATAAATTCAACCTCATCAAAAAGGTCATAAATCATCATTTTAGTTAAATCAAGTTTTTTGTTTTCAGATTTACTTTCATTCATAAACTCAACCTCATCCTTACAATTATCTACATACCATGGTGTATAAATATAAACTCTGATTCCCATAGATCTTAATGAATCTTCCAAAGAATTAAGTTCGTCTTCGATTTCAGAAATCGAGGCCACTAAATCATCTGTTGAGGCGGTTTTTGATCGTATTTCATATTCCTTATCATGAGAATTATATACTGCCCATATATCACAAAGTCCATCCCAACTAACTAAAGATAACAATACATTTATTGCTTTTAGATTTTTGTCAGTTTCACTATTAATACTCTCATTTACACTTTCATTTCCACCGTAAAGTTTGTCATTAATTTCCTTAACATTATCTCCAGTAAAATAAATTTCATCAGCGTCATGTAGATTAACATCTTTTCCATTTATTTGTGCAACATAAAAATAATTGGAGTCTTTGAAATTAATCATTTTTGTTTTTATTTTTCCATTAGTGCCGTCGTTTTGGATTGCAGCAATTATGGATTTAAAAGTTTCATTTTCATCTGAACTTAATTTATCTTCGTCATAGATAAGATTTATTTCTGGCCAAGAATTAGTATCCCATATGTTTTTTTTTATTCCTATTATTTCATATTGTAAAGGAAATGAAATTGGGTTTGGGTCTCTTAGTTTTTTGTAATAAGTAAAATCTACCGTTCCTGTTAAATCATTAAATATTGAAGTAATTTCAGGGTCACCTTTAAATATTTCTTTAAGATTACCTACTCCCCCAACCATTTCTGCGGCGTCAAAAATATTACTATTTTCAATAACTTGTTTTAACTCTTGTTGAAGTCTGCTTTCTTTCAAAATATGTCTGATAAGATTTTTCATTGGATATCTGCTCTAAGCGGTCTTCATCCCATCAGGATTTTTGATTGCAGCCTCTACTTTACCTTTATTCAAAAGTCTTGTTCCTGCTCTTGATGATATGGCAACATCTAATAATTCCTTGTCAGATTTACCAGATTTTACCGCATCTTCTAAGTTTTTTGCAAACTTTTTGAAAAACCCTGGTCCGTTCCAAGTGGCATAAGACATGTGAACTAATAATCCCTTATTTTTCATAATCTTTTCTTTTACTGAAGGATCTTTGACAAATGAAGACATATTTCTATCAAAAGCCCTTTTCATGATTTGGACTGCTAAATCTTTGAGGACTTCTTCTTTATCTCCACCTCTAGAATTCCACTTCCATTTTTGACAAAAAGCATCCATATTTGTCCACTTCATGCTTCTTCCCGAACCTGATGATTTTGCACCCAAAGCATATTTTTCATCATCAATTATTTTAAAGAACTTTTTACCTTCATCTGAACTCTCTATATTACCGGCATATCTGTCTAAACCAAACATAGTTTCAGTAGAAACTCCCATTCCAGCTTTAGGGTGTGCAGGACAAAAAGGATTCCAATAACCTCCTTCAAAATTTGCAATAACTTTTTTTGTTATATTAGCAAAATCAGTATCTGAACCAGATGTCATTGACAAATTTACATCTGAGTCGGTTGAACTTGTTGAGGAGTCTGCATTAGTTGTTGAAGGTGGTGTAGTTTCCCCTTCACTTTCTCCACCTATACCTAAATTTTGTTTTGCAATAGCACCAAAATTAGAAAAAAGAGATGTGAAGTTCATAAAATTGTTTTTAGTTTCTTGAGATGTAGTTGTTGATTTACCACCATCTACGATATTAGAGGCTGAAGTAATAACAGGATCTGAAACCCTAATGTATTTATCTTTTCCTGAACCATGTGGGGGATATTTGTTAGGTAGTGTGTATTTAAAAAAGTATTGCCTTATATAAACTCCCTTACTGTTTTTAAAATCTAAAACTTGAGTAATGTCTTGAGCACCTCCCTTTTCTAATTTCCTTTTCAATGGTTCAACTTGACTTAAAGCCCTTTGATCTGCAGTACCACCGGCCGAACCTCTTGTGGATACTCCCATATATGCTTTCCCATCTTTACTTTCATCAATTGTTGCTTGCCAATCGACTTTGTAATTTTTTGAGTCTACTGTGATTTGTATATCCACAACATCAGGATTAATACCTGCATCATAAACTTCCTTTAGTTTTTCATCAATTTTAGTTGTCATTCTTCCACCAAACTTGTCTGATTTTCTTCTTTCGAAAGAGTGTAAAGCGTCAGCATCCCCTTTGGGTGCGGTGTAACTATCCTTTAATATTATAGGAAGACTAATTTTTTGTTCTTTAAGTAAAAAAGATTTTATTGGTTTGGTTAAGATTTCTTTTTTTTTTATATACAAAAAATTTTCGTTCAACTCAGTTTCACTATTTTTACTTATTTTTTCTTTCAAAGTTTTTACAAATTGACTCTGTATGTCTTTTAACAATTCAACATATGAATTTCTTAATCTTTTTTCAGGATCTTCAAATTTAGCATTAGAATAGAGATAATTTATTCCTGAAATATTTGTTATACATTTGTGTCCACCTGAATTAGCCATTATCACATCATATCCATTTACCGAAGCTTTGTTGAAAACTTTCCTATCTTCAAAAGGTATTGTTTTATATAAGTCTTTTGATTTGTAGTCAAGGTATCTTTGTAGTTTTTCTGTTCCATTAATCTTTAATGATGGTGAATTTCCGTATATAGCCATAAAGTCTCTGAAAGTAAATCCAACTGATTGTTGTTCTGCATCCATTTCTGAAATTCTTTTCAGAGTTGCAAAACTTATTCTTTGTTTTTCTAACTCAGGTCTGAACTTTTCTAAAACCTCATCTTTTATTTCTCCTAAATCAACACCTTTAAGTGCTCTATCTTTTTTATATGGATTACAGGAGGCTTGAACCATACCCATGGGTAAACCTGTAACTAAAAATTCCGCTTCGGGATGGTTTAAAAATGGTGTATACCTGTCGTATCCTCCAGATTTCATTGTAGGCCCTAAACCATATTGAGAAATTATCCCGTCTTCGAAATTTACCCCTTTTTCTTTTCTTGATTGTATGTATTTTTCTTGATTTTGTATGAGTGTTTCAACAGGAGCATAACCTTCCTTGGTCATTTGATCTTTTATATTTAAAAGAATACTTTGTAATGATGGTTTAGCATTCATAACTATATTCCTTAAAAAGTTTGGTTTATTTTTAAAGGCCAACAACAATTTATTAGCAACTAAACCCATCATTTTTTTGTTTTCTTTAATCCCCTTTGTTCGATCTATTCTGAATAGATATTGGACAACTTGTTCAGGTGTTATATTATGTTTTGCAAAATCAGCTGAGTCGACCATAGAAATTGTTTCAATATCGTCTTGAGTAAAAATGTCACTTGGTGATATCGTTTGAGAAATGGTTTCAACATTCGATCTTGATGGTTTAAAACTAGTTGATGTACCCTTTTCAACACCTGCCTGTGTGTCGTGATGATCAGTATGAATTACAAACATTGGTTTTCCATGTGCAAAATCAACAAGAACAGGCATTATTTCACCTTCCCCTTCGACTTTCTTAATTGCAAATTCTTTAGATCCATACTGTATTATTTCAGCATCAACAACTTTGATTCCGTTTTGTTCTAAATAATTTTTCATAGCTAACGCGGTTGTCACACCATCCAGGTCTTGGTGAAAGTATATTTTAGCCATCGGATATCTCTTTGCTATGTTTTTAATATCTCTAATTCCACTTTCACTTAACAATCTTTTAGATTCTTCAGTGATAATTTTGATAATATAATCTCTCATAATCAATAAATACTTTGAAAAATAATTTAAACCTATGATAGTTTGTAAAGAAAAAATTTGTATCTTTGTTTTATGGAAATGAGAAAAATAAACGAACGTATTTATGAGTTTTTTGATTTGAAATATGAAGATCAAATTGAAGAAGTTGAAGTTTTAGAGGAAGAAGTTATTGAAGAAGTTGAACTATCTATTACAGCGGGAGAGTTTTTTGGACTTATGTCTTCTATTTTGGAAGACCTCACGGTTGAAGATGCAGAATCAATTGGTTTATTTTGATTATTATGATGAAGTTATTTAGATTCTACATAATTTACAGGTTTGCTCAAGATGCAATTACCGCGGCTAAAATTTATAATATGTTGTATAACAATGAAAACTTAAAAGATTCTTTTGAGATCAAGAATACAACTAAACCTGCGGTAAAGTCCAACATGAACACAACTAAACAAAAAAGTAAAAAGGATGAGATAATTGATTCTTTAAACTACTTGAAATCCAAAAAGAGTCCAACTAAACAGGATAAAGATTCTATTTATACTTTACAAATGATTCTTAAAAACATGTAACCAAAATTATGTTGGGAGTTTTTTACCTTTCAAATGAGTTTTTTCGGATTCAACTCTGATTTTTATCTTTGATTTGTAATTTTTGGGTAGTTTGGTTTTTATTCCAACCAGTTCTCCCATTTCGTTATCCATACGGACAGTAACTTCTTTTTTGTCAAGATTCAACATTATTTGTCCTGTTGTTTGCATGTTATAAATATTTTTTGTTCTATACGGATTGAGAAATGGATCTTCATCATATTTTTGTTTCAATCTATCTATAACCTCATTGTCTGTTTTAACACTTTGTAAATGTTTTTTTGCAAGTTCTAACCTCATATGTGAAGATTTCTTTTTTTCTCCTTTTGTGTAACCTACTGATTTGTGGTAAATACCATGATTAGTTCTTACTAAAACTTTTTTTTCTTTTTTCAGTTTTTTAATAATCGGGGAATGTTTTGATGTCATCTCAACAACGTATATGTTACTTGAGTCTGAAACAAAAGTTTCTCCTTTCAAACCAACATTTTTTTTATCATCAGCACTGTAACCAATGATCGATTTTATAACTTGAGGTAATGTTTTCTTAGATAATGCGTTTCTTATTTTTTTACCATCATACGATTTTATTTTTCTCCCTTTAGCGTCATTTGTTTTACGTTTTTTTTCAACTTCTTTACCTTCTTTTTCGTCTTGGTTTACAAGTAAGCTTGAGTTAACAATTCCAATACCATATTCGTTCATACCTTCGCACCAATCTGTATCAATATCTCTCCAATAAACAACTTCCACATCGTCAATAAGTTCATGTATAATTTCAACTTTTGCTTTATAACCTCTATCCCTGTTTTTTGCTAATACAACCCCATCATTCAATCTCACTGCTGCAATTGTACATTCTCCAATAATTTTTGGTTGAGTTTCTTCGCAAAGTATTGTTTTTATTAGATTTCTCATTAACAATAAATACTTTTACTAATTAAAAACTTGTGGTATTTAATCCAAAGATATTTTTAAACTAATTTAATGTTGAATTGCGTTTGGTTTTACGTTGATGTTCAAAATATTCTTTTCTGTCTCTTAATATTGTTATCACTAAGGGTAACAATAAAATTATAAAAGTTATCATAATTTTTTTTTAATAGATAGTATATAATGAATCAAAAATTACGTTTCAAAATAAACTTTAGCATAATCGTAACTATCTTAACTTTGCCCTAACAAAATAATTTTTTATATTTGTGATGTGATAACAGAAAAACTTTCAAATATACCTCAATCTAGCGGTTGTTACCTTTTCAAAAACAAAAAGGGTCAAATCATCTATGTTGGTAAATCAAAGTATCTTCCAAAACGAGTGAAGTCTTACTTTCAAAAAAATCACAAGGATCAGAAAACCTTGTCTTTGGTGAATGAGATCACTGATGTTGAGTTCATGACCACAAATGACGAAAGTCAGGCTTTGTTATTGGAGGATGAACTTATCAAATCACACAAACCAAAATATAACATCAAAGCGAAAGATGATCGTTCCCGACGTTGGTTTATCACTTTGAGTAGTGATGAGTTTCCAAGACTTTTAGTTTGTAATCCTTCTAATTTGACAGGTCAAGTCCTATTGGAATCTACAAGTTCCAACTCTTGTTATGAGATCTACGAGATGGTTCACGACATATTCAATCTTAGATCTTGTTCTTATAACTTGACTGAAGAGAATATTCAAAATGGAAAGTTCAAAAGTTGTTTGGAGTTTCATCTTGGTCGTTGTAATGCTCCTTGCGTTTCTTCTATTTTGAAGTTTTCTTATTTGAAAATTGTGAGTGAAATGAAGGAAGTATTTTCTTTTCAGTTTGACAAACTCCGAAATCGTTTGAAAAGGTGTATGAAATACCACTCTGATCAAATGGAGTTTGAGATTGCCCAGTCTTTTAAAAATAAAATGGATTCTGTTGATTTGTTACAGAAACGTCTTGAACCTTTTCGTGTTAGAAAATATAATGAGATTTCAAGATTATTCAAAGAACAATTTGGTTTATTAAATGTTCCAACTCTTATTGAGGCTTTTGACAACTCTCATACCGCAGGGGACTGTCAAGTTTCTGCCCTTGTTCGTTACAAAAATGGTAAAACTGACAAGTCAAACTATCGTAAGTTCAACATCAAATCTGTTGAGGGTCCTGACGACTATGCGTCTTTTGATGAGGTATTAAATCGTCGATTCAAACGACTTTTGAATGAAAAACAAGAGTTACCTTCACTTGTTATTATTGATGGTGGTAAAGGTCAGTTAGGTGTTGCTAAGAAAGTATTTGAGGATCTTGGTTTGTTGAATCGAATTGATTTGATTTCAATTTCAAAAGACGACAAACACAGATCGTCTACGATCCACAAAATTGATGGATCAAGTTTTGATATTCCAAGAAGTGAGTTTGGATTTTTATTAGCCGAGATTCAGAATGAAGTTCACCGATTTGTAATTACTTTTCATCGTAAAAAACGAAGTAAATCTATTATCGGATAAACTTAGTGTCGTAGTAAGTTGCAATATAATCAGCACTAAGAAGTGGATATTGATTAATAACTTGATCAACACCTCCATAGTATTCTTCACTTTCGTAATATGTTTCGACATGTGGTAAGAATTCATCAATATATGTATTTATTGCATCATTAACGTCAATATTTTCATCATTTTTTGTTGCAGATACTGGGACAACGGTATTATCAATATAATATGCGTCATCATCAAAACCATTGATTTTCAATCCAAAGGATTTTATTTGAATGGTCCATCTTTTATACCCTACAAATGGAGTTCCTGTAGTGAATTTAATTTCTCTTACAGAGTCAAAAACTTTTTGAATTTGATCCCTTATTTTGTCGTTAAGATAAAATTTTGGTTGTTCGTCCAATAATATTTTAGCGGTCAATTTAAGATTAACATATTCTTCAAACTCCAATACAATATCTAAAAGATCGTCTTCCACAATTGAATAGAAATAAGAAACGTCATTTGGATTTTCTATTTTGAACTCGATTGGATAATAAGGTTTGGTATGTCTTCTTGATACGCTTTCTTTCCCAACTCTAAAAGGAATACATTTCAATCCGTTAAGATTAATTTCATCCCCCGCAAACTTTTTAAATAATTTTAATATTTTGTTATTATCCATTATACAAACATATTATGTTCGTTTTCTCTTCGTTTTTTTAAACCAGGATAATCATCGAACATTCTTTCACTTGTAGACAAAATAAGTTTTTTTGCCATCTGTAAATCACCGTCTTTAATCGCTTTTATAAATTCTGTTTTTTTTATACCTGGCCCCATGTTAAATGCCATGGAAACCATTGCGTCGTACATACCCTGAGTAATTTTAGGTTTTATACCTTCATCTTCCCATTTATCCAAGATTTGATTGATAGTTTTTTCCGCTTCTTTTATATCATCATTTAATAATTGTTCCGCCTCCTTTTCTGTTATTTTTGTTTTATGGGCAACTATTTTGTTATATCTTGGTAAAAAATCATAGTTTTCTTTTTCTTTTGGAAAAATTGCATGTCCATATCCTATAGTGAAAGCTCCGTCTCCGATATTGTATGCAGTGAGAGATAAATTCTCTTCTTTTTTTAAGTGGTTTTTTAAATTCAAAGAAGAGTTTCTTATTTTGAAGTCTTTTTCTTTGTTTGATTGACTTTGTGATAATACTTTTTTTAATACTTCTTTTTCAGTTTCGACTGCCTTAACTATTGGTTTTTCAAAATACTTCTGCATCTGATTGATACTGACTAAACCAATAAAAGAAATAATAATATATTTTACTATTCTTTTTTTAACTTCAGAAGATAAATTTTTTATTTTTTCTTTGAGGGTTGTGATGTATTCTATGAGATCTTCTTTTGTTTTAACCCATTTAGATGACTTATCAATGTCTTTTTTCACATCCGTGAAATCCCATTCCATGTCAGGTTCTGTCTTACCATCTTCGGTAATTAAATTAATTTTAAATACCATTTCATCCAAGACTTTTTCATAAACTAACTTGGATTGGATTCTTTCGACTTGTTCTTCGGTAAGAGATATTTTCATATCTATAAATATAGTAAAACTCTATTCGTAGGAAATCTTTGAGACACAAACATTGTCAATTCCAAAAAATACCAATTCGTCTAATAAAACATTTTCGGTTTGACCATTCCTTATTCTTCTGTTCAACTTTCTTTTTTCACCCATAAAATATTTGTTGATGTATGTATTATTATATTTATATTTTATATCAACTTCATAACAATAAGTTTTTTTTGAGAAAGACCATCTTACTTTATATTTTCTAATATTTGTAACCTCGAACTCCATATCTTTTCCCCATATATTAGATTGGAAAATAACTTTTTTTTTGTTTAAAAGTTTTTTTACTCTTTTAATATGATCGTCTTTGACTATGTTACCTGTTTTATCTCTGTGATTCATATCACAAATATAAGAAAAAAATGTTCTTATCGACGCGATCCCCTTCTAATTTCTTCAAGTTTTGCTTTTTTGAGGGCGGTTCCTAATTTGGAGGATATAGTGTGATTCATATTTTTATTTATTAAGTCATAATTGATGACTTTGTTTTGTCTTGAAGGATTGTTTTTTGGTCCCTTTGAAAATATTTCAGATACTTTTTCATGTTTTAACTTTTTTTCTTCGTAGTCCGTTAATTCTTGTTCTTTTTGTAACTCTTCAAAAGATTTTAATAGTTCTTTGTTAGTCACGTTTACAACTTTATATTCAGAAGTTTCATAAGTATCTAACTTTATTTCTTCTTTTTTTTTATTTTTACTTTTTGTAAAAAATAAAGATCTCATTCGGGATGATAGTCCTGTTTCAGGATGAACCGTCAAGGAATTAGGGTGAATTCTTCTATGAAATAAAACGTGACTGGTGTGTAAGATTTTGATTTTCATTTTATATAACCTTGACATTAAATCAGAGTCTGCTGCGACTCTCCATCCTTCAAAACCATTAATCGATAAGAATAAATCTTTTTTTATTCCAAAAACTCCTTCACCAAAAGTATTTTTTTTATCACTAAATTTTCTCTCGTTATCGACATCTTTGAAGTCTATATATTTGGGTTTTACTAAATCGAAAAAATTCAGTTTATCATTTATTTCTGTAAATAAATCAGGTAATACTATGTCATCAGAGTCAAAAAACAACAATTTATCAAATTTTGATAAATTACACAAAGTGTTTCTTATGATGTAGGGTCCAATGTTTTCTTCAAAATAAAAAAAATTAAAATTACTTGTAAAATCGTGTTCGTAAACATATTTTAATGTGCTCTTACAAGAATCGATTCCAATTAAAATTTCATATTCATCATTAAATTTGACTTTTTCTATTGAATCGAATAATTCTTTAAGATACTCAACGTTGTTATAAGTTGGTATTACAACACTTAAACCCACCTTCTACTTTTTTTCATAATTTAGTTTACTAAAAAAATTACTATTGCTCACATTATAGTAAACACAGTTATGAATTAAAATCCAGGTATTGCCTTTATTGGACAACAATTAGCTGGTGAAGGCGTAACTGTTGGTAGTGGCGTCAAGGTTGGTGTGTTTGTTGGTGTAGGTGACGGATTTATACTTATAATTACGTTCGGCACTACAGTTCCTGCATAGTTTGTAATTACAATATTTGAAATATTTGTAAGATTAGAAACTTGTGATGCGGTTCCCGGTAATGTTGTTGTTGCTGTACCTGTTAGTGATCCCGCTGTCACATTGACAAACATTGGAACTGTGATTACTACCCCAGTATTAAGAACGACATTCAAATTGAAGTTGACAACAGTGTCTATTGGTATAGAGAGGTTATAAGTTATTGTCACCACTATGTCAATGGAACCATCGTTAATCTGTGCGTCAATGGTAGCATTAATAGAAGCAGGTGCTGGTGAATTACTCGGGGTTACCGTTGCGGTTGGGGTTGAGTTTGGTGTGCTTGTATTAGTTACCGTTGGTGTAACAGTAGATGTTTGAGTCGATGTAATGGTTGGAGTTGGTGAAGAAGTTATTGTTGGTGTTACAGTTGGTGTAACAGTATTAGTTGGTGTTACAGTTGGCGTGACAGTAGGTGTATTGGTGGGTGTTTCTGTAACAGTTGGTGTAACAGTAACAGTGGCTGTTGGTGTCTCTGTAATTGTTGGGGTTGGTGTAGGTGAAGTTGCAGCACTAGGTGACACGCTTATTGTTGGTGTATTTGTTGGAGTTTCAGTTGGGGTTGCGGTTAATGTTGGTGTCACGGAAACAGCAGGTGTCTCGGTTGGTGTTGCGGTTGGCGTTTCTGTCACTGTAGATGTTAAAGTAGGTGTTTGTGTTGGAGTAAGTGTTGGGGTTTCTGTTACCGTAGGAGTGGCAGTTGGTGTTGGTGTTTTAGTTACAGTTGGGGTATTGGTAGGAGTTACAGTTGGTGTTTTAGTATTTGATGGAGTTAGAGTTGGTGTAAGAGTTTGAGTTGGTGTGTTAGTTGGGGTTGGTGTTACACCATAAATACTTGCGGTTAGTTTAGCATAGTTTCCGGGTCCAACATAATCATATGTACCAGGGGTAATACCTAAACTTTGTAGTGTTGCTCCAGTAAACGAAAGTGTTGCATACAAATCATTACTAACATTATTATCACCAAAATAAAATCCATTCTGATCAATTGCAAAATAATTTGGGTATGCCATATTTAAAGTTCCACTACCGTTCGCTAATGACCACGAATTTGGTGCTGAACTTAATGTATATTTAGAAAACATTTCAGTGGATGGACCCCAAACTATTCTTTTTTGACTACCAACGAAAGAGTTTCCTGGAGTAAATGTGACCTGCTGATATGCATAAAACTCAAAGTTAAAGACTCCTGTAACTTCCATATAAACATTATTGTATAATTCTAAAACTTGTATAATAATGTTTGGTTGTGGTTTTACTATATCCAAGGTTAAGGATTCGACAATACCAGTATTTCCTGTCCAAGAAAAAGTTTTAGTTGTAGGTATAATACCTAAAGTATTGTAAGTCTCTCCGGGAATTAAAAAAGACCAATCTATTTGGCCTCCCGTATATGATTGAGGGACACCTATTGCATTATTAACATTACTGATCAGAGTACCCGCTATTGCAAAAGTATTTACCGAATTCCATGTTCCTGTTAAATTTATTACGGAGCTTAAAGTATAATCTAAACCAGCAATAACCGCAATATTAGGAATACCAACAACCGTATTGTTGTAAAATCTCATTGGATTGTTGGCGTAAGGTGCCCCTAAAAACCTCGTGGTAGCAACATATACAAAAGGGTCTGTAGAGGACGTTATTAAACTTGTTTTTCCTGCGAATGAAGCGGTATTTAAAAAACCTGAACCTGAAAATAAAATTCCATTAGGTTGTTGTGATATTTTTAATGTAACTGGCATGTCTTTACTTTTAATATATAAATATTATGACCCAACAGAATATCCATTGGGTCATAAATTTTTAAACTTATATTTTATTAAATGTCACAACAATTTGCCGGTGAAGGAGTAACTGTCGGTAGTGGCGTTGCAGTTAATGTTGGTGTAGGTGTTGGTGTTGGGTTGACAATTAACGATACATTTGGTATTACAGTACCAGAATAATTTGTTATAACAATATTTGTTATATATGACAATCCTTGGGAAACTTGTGCCGCATTTCCTGGTAAAGTAAATGAATCAAATCCTGACAGGGTTCCTGCCGGCATATTAATTGAGAAAGGAACTGTATACGTCGATCCATTAGTATAAACTAACACAACATCGAAGTTTGCAATAGTGTTCACAGGAATAGTGAGACTATAATTTACAGTAACCAATACTTCGATCGATCCCTCCACAATTAAACTGTTAATTGTTGCGGTAATTGACGATGGTGGTCCTGATTTAGTAGGTGTTGGTGTCAATGTTGGTGTAACAGACATGGTAGGTGTTACACTTGCTGTATTAGTTGGTGTGTTGGTTGGCGTTAAACTTGGTGTCGATGTGAATGTAGGTGTAACGGTAGGTGTCTGAGTAACCGTTGGTGTTGATGTAGGTTGTGCAGTTAGAGTTGGTGTTGATGTATAAGTTACAGTAGGGGTTACAGTTGGTGTAGGTGATGACGTTATTGTTGGTGTTACAGTTGGTGTAACAGTATTAGTCGCCGTATTAGTTGGTGTTACTGTAGGAGTACTTGTAGGTGTTTCTGTAACAGTTGGGGTCACTGTTGGTGTTGCTGTTGGGGTTTCTGTTGGTGTTGGGGTTGGGGTTGATGAAGCGGCGTTGCTTGGTGTTATACTTATTGTTGGAGTATTTGTTGGAGTTTCAGTTGGGGTCGTAGTTAATGTTGGTGTAGTTGTTACCGTTGGTGTCATTGTTGGTGTAACTGTTGGTGTAACTGTTGGTGTAACTGTTACCGTTGGCGTTACAGATTGTGTTACTGTTGGTGTAACTGCTGGTGTACCTGTATTTGTAACTGTTGGTGTGACAGTAAGCGTAGGAGTCGTGGTTGGCGTTGGGCTGTTTGTAGGTGTAAGTGTTGGTGTAACAGTTGGTGTTTTCGTTTGAGTTGGTGTATTTGTAACTGTAGGTGAAACCGTAGGGGTTATAGTAACAGTCGGTGTTACTGTCTTTGTAGGTGTTGGTGTTTTTGTAATTGTCGGTGTGACTGTAGGGGTTGGTGTTGGTGATGGTGGAGGTATTATGTTTAATTGTATAACATTATCAGGTGCTGTCCAAGTATAAGATCCTGGTATTAGACCTAAGGATTGTAAAGTAGCACCAGAATATGTCATTGATGTGTTAAATGTATTTGATGTTCTATTAGCATCCAATAAAAGGTATCCTCCTGTCAATCCAAACCATGGTTGTTGTGTTGGTGGAGCACTTGCAAATAAAACACTAGTGTTTCCAAAATTTTGAGACGGTTGCGTAGAGAACATGAACGCATCCATGTTTGATGAATTAGGGAATATGAATATAGTTTTAGCACCGCTTCCAACCATATAATATCCTGGATTGTAAGTAAATGTTCCGACATATTGTAAAGGATTTTGGTTAATTGTACCTTGAGCACTAACATTTACAGTATTAAGAACTTGTTGAATGTTTATCGTTAAGTTTGGTGGTTGGACTGCTTCTACCGTTAAACTATCTGAAATACCATTATTTGGGTTTGTCCAAGAATATGTGTAGGTTCCTGGACTT